ATAAAATTTTACATCTACTATGTCACCTACTGCTAATAAATTATCTGTACTTTGCGTTTGATTAGCAGGAGAAAATACTGGTACACCAGCATCAGAAACTGTTTCGTCTGTTCCTGAACTTTCGTAAGGTATAACTACTTTTTTTCCATTAAAAATATAATGTGTATCACGAGTTAATCTTACACCGTTATGATATACTTCTGGCCATCCTTGCTCTAATACTTTATCTATTATAATAAGTTTACCAGTTCCACTAGGTGAAGAATAATATAATACATCATTAGATTCTGTTTCGCTTACTGCAAATGTAACTATACCACTATGAGTATTATTATTTGTAACACCTGTACCATATGCCGAGGCACTTGCATCTTGTATTTGGAATGCTGTAGTTCCGTTAGTTATATCAAATGTATAAGTTTGCCCTTTAGCCAAATATAGTGTAGGGTTTATGCCTGAAAGTTTTTCAAATCCATAAGCAGATTTTAAACAAAATTCAAATCCTGTTGTAGTTGCTATAACATTATAATCACGTTCTGGTTCGAAATTAGTTGTACCTAAATCAACAACAAAATCATCTTGTGCATTTGTAATATCTCGGGTTATAGTAATAGGTGTTCTAATTTGTTTGTAACTTTGTTCCCAACAATTATCAAAATCATATTTAGAAATGTCTCTATCAAACTTTCTTAGATAATACAATCCTAATATATCTTTTGGAATGGTACCTCTATCATACAAATACATTGTTTGCTGATGAGAATTATTAAACATTAAATTTGAAGTATTAGTAGACGACAAATAATTTGTAGTTGCATATGTTAACGGAAAACCTAAAAATTTATCCTCTGATCTATCAGCAGTGGTTTTGTCTTCTAAATATTCAAAAACTGTATTACCTAAAAAGTCTGTTTCATTATATTCTGATAACGGTTGAAATGTTGTATCATATAATTCAAACTTTACTGGAACATTTTTAGTACCTTTTTCTTGTGCTAATCTCCATGTTGTTTGAGTAGATGTCTGGGCCGTTGGTCCATTTCTTCCATCAAACCAATAATCTTGACCTTGTAATGTGGTTCCATTTAAACTTGTAACAACATCACCATGTGTTGGAGGACCTGCTCCTCTACCATCTGTTTCTAATGTTAGGGCTGTTGCACCTGTATTTGCTGTATTAACTTTATAAATTTTATTATTGTATGTGTCATTTGAAGAATTAACAAATAATACTCTATCATTATCTTGAACTGTATATCCATCATGTACTTCTGCCGCGGCAGACCCGCCTGATAATAGAAAACCGTTTGTTCCATCAGCAGGATTCATTGCTTCTGTAATAATAATATCAACAGGTTTTCTAAAATGTGTGCCATAATTATATAAATGTAAATCTCTTTCCCATTCTATTATAGGACGTTGTGCATAATCATCGTCAACAATAATACCATCTAATTTAAATGATTTAGTAAGATTTAACATTGTGTTTACTGCTTGAACAGTATTAATATGATACCAATTATTAACTCTAGACCATGCATTATTATCTCTTGCACTTTTTTCCATACAAATATATTCATGCATATAATGGACATCTTTATTCGCATTTACATATGGAGGCCTTGTAGTTTGTCCGCCCATAATATGTAATGTAACTCCACTAGTTGCATATCCTGCTCCTGCATTTGTAATTGTCAATGTGGTATCTACAGCACCATTGTTAACATCAGCCTCTAATATTGCGTGGGTACTTGGTGTACCACTTTGATCATATACATTAACAAATGGTATATGAACATAGTTTGTACCTTGTGTTCCTACTGAGGCAGTTGCAACAGAACCGGTTCCTGTATCAACTGTACCCAGAGCTTGAGTTGGTGTAGCAAGCCCCATAGAAGTTTCTGTTACTGAACATAATGTACTTTCATCTATTAAGGTTATCTTTTTACCTACACCTGTTACCAAATATGTTTTTGTATCGTTAATAAATGCAAGTCGCATTCCGTTTTCTAATGTTAATGTCCTGTTTCCGTGGATAACTTGAGCTGATGTTGTGTATGTTCTTTTACCTTCGATTCCTGCTTTTGTTTCGCCATGTAATCCTACAAGAGGCAACCCAAATGGCAACCACACATAACTATTCCAATTAACAAACATATCATAATTTATAGGTGGTTTCCAAGCATAATTATAATCAGAAAATAATTTATCTAAATTTGTTGTGTTAGTTTCAAGATATTTTAACTTACTAATAATATCATCATATGGTATAGCAGATTCATATTCTGAAGTTGATGGGTTTTGGCTTACGACTGTAGGATCTACTTGATATCTATTGTTAAGGGTTGTTTTACTTTCAGTATAAACATCTTTTGCTGATGTTCGTATTGCTCCTATTTTTTTACCAATATAACCTGATTCAATTTTAGGATTGCCACTTAAAATCATTTGATCTAATGTAGCATTTAAAAACTTTTTATTAGTATCAGATTGAAGATATTCCGGTAATAAATCATACGTAGATCTTTTTGTAGTATTTTTACTTGTAGATCCGGGTATAGTATTATCTACCTGGTCACTGGTGTTTTTACTAGAATAATCTGCCATTTATTTTCCTAATTAATAATAATTACTTCCGCCTGAACTAGAACTAGAACCTGTACCTGTTACGACTCCTGTAATACTTGTTGTTGCTGTTGGAGTTTCAACAAGTCCTGCGGCAATTCTCATATTTGTCTCAGTATATGAATCAACTATATCAACATCTGATACCTTTGCGGCACTAACAAAAAGTTCATGAGCATTAGGTGTAACTTGAAACATATTACCAAACCTAGAATCTGCATTTGTTGGAACAATTACTAATGAAGAAATTATACCTATCATATTTCTATGAATAAATGCGGCAAGTTCTGTAAAATAAAATGTTTCGCCAAAATCCCAATTATCAGGTTCAAAATAATCATCAACATAATCTACTATTGTTGCTTTTATTTCATTGTCGGTTAAATTTGTTGTTGGATTTTTAACTACTTTAAATTTTGCTTGTAATGCATAATCTGCTTCTGTACCAAATAAAATTTTATATTCACAAGATTTATAAATTATTGTATCAGAAGATGTTTTTGCATCTTCTAATGCCATAAACATTGTTTTTAAATCTTCTGTAGTATGTGGCAATGGCTTATATTTTGCTCGCCTATCATTTTTCAGCCAATTTCTAAACTCAGTATTATACGTATTTGTTAATACAAAAGTATCTATAATATTTGTAACCGCTGGATCAATTCGTGTTTCCTCACTAGCGGCATGCTTCCATTTAAATCGTACTCCTGATCTACCTGTATATTTTGCATAAATTAAATCTCTTTTATACGACCATTTAGACGTATCAGTTGGTAGCACACCTAAATTACTTGCAACTTTAGATTCATATTCTGCTCCATTATATTCTACTTTATCTGCCAAATCATACGATGTAGATGAAACCCAATATTTTATAGAACCATCTGCATTTGTTGGAGGTGGTGTAGTCATTAATGTTTTATATACATAATTGTCTACTAATTCATCTGCAACATAAATTTCATTGGATCCTACAATACTATCAAAAGCAAACGGATCATCTATCACATAATCTTTATTAGTATCTGCAAATTTTAATAATACTCTACGTGGATCTGTATAACCATCATCATATGTATAAAATCCTTCAATATCAAAATCATAATTTGCAGTTAATAATGATGTACCTAAACCTCCGCCGACAGTTGTGAGAGGTTGTAAATTAATATCTAATATTCTGATTTCATCCTTTGTAGATTTTTTTGTAATTTTACTAACTTTATTATCTAATCGTTGGTTAAAAAATCTAACATTTTTTATTGAACCGAAATTATATTTTATAGCTCTTGCTAAAAACACCCATTGGTCTGTTTGGAATTCTATTCTTATTAAATAACTATTATCCGATTGTGTTCCTGCTGTACTTTCAGTTAAACTAAAAGCAGTAGATTCTGATTCCCCTAAATCAATACCTAATATAACTTCATATTGGTTATTCCTATGATCCCATCGTATACCAAATGAATTATTAAGTTCTAATTGATCTTTAATTGCTGTAATTTCAGTTGCACTAAATTTATTATTATATGCAGGTGCTATACGTTTTATTCTAACATTATTTGGTATATTCCTTGATAATGATACAGTACCATATTCTTCTTTAGTTTTACCTGTGTAACCTAATGAAGAACTTGTAACTCCTCTACCATCTCCATATATTCCAGTTATACTCGCCCAAGTAGTTGACGATCCTGCTACAAAATTACCGTTAGTATCCACTTCTGCGAATTCTATATTTGCACCTTCAACTAAAAATTTACCTATTGAATCTAACGAATCTTTACCTATAGCAACTATATCAGGAGTAGTAGCACCTTTTTCAAAATAACCAGTTGCTTGTCTAGCAGAACCTGTTACTTTTTTCCAAGTCCACATTTTTGCGGCTAACGCAGGAGTTGCTTCGTCTGATGTTGTAAAATGTAAATCATCTCCTGTTGTACTACCCGACCAAACAAAATCATTTTTATATTTTTGATAATAAAAGTTTTGTACTTCAGATTCTTCTAAATATGGTTGTAAGTATTGCTCAATAATATCTGTTGGATTTAACGGAGTAGGTAATGTTAATGTTTTTCGTAAAAATGTTTCTTCTTTAAAAATATATCCATCATCACCAAAAATAGTTAAATCTTTATATGTTCCTGTCGGGTCGTTAATATCAACATAACGTGTATGACCACTGTGTACTCTATTTGTACTTTTAATTTTTGTAATATTTGTCGATGCTTGCAATGGATAAACCGCATAATCTTGTGCTGATACCATTCTATTTTGAGTACTGTACACCTGTGGTGCCTTAGCTTGTATACTAGTATTTGATTCTGTTAATACACTATTTTTTATAGGTTCTTCTAAATCTAGTGTAACAACTAAATCATATAATTGCAAATCATGCTTACTAAAATAAGGTATAGTAATTTCTATATCTCGAATATCGTCTGCTCTAATGGTATATTCTTCACCATTTCCTACTCTATACCAAATACGTATAATACCTTTAGGTGCATTACCAAATCTACCATCGGCAAATTTAACACTAATTGCATCTTCTGCATTAGTAACTACTTGAAAAATATCTCGAATATTATTATCGACTGCATTAAAAATAACATTTGATCCTACTACTGTATCAACCGGAATCCACGTTGTTACTATTTGTCCTGTTTGATCAATAGTTTGAACCCATACATCATCATTAACAATATTTGATGTTGTTATATCTATAACTTGATTTTCAATTGGTCTTGAAATTAACGTGTCTTTAAATTCTATAGAACCTTGCTTAAAATAAAAGAAAAATCCTGTTTTAGCACTAGCATTCCCTTTTCCATCATTAAGGTACAAACATCGCATAGCAGAATTAGGATCTGGATATGGTTCAAATAAACCTAATGTTCCATCCACATCAACATTTGTTATTTCAAATGGTATAGATTCTCCTTGCACAGTACCAGCAAAAGTATGAGTCACATTTTGTTGTGTTTGTGAATTCATTTTATAAATTTCAGTTTTAACACCATCTATTGTTGCCGCTTTAAACGGAGTACCAAATTGTGTCGTATTGCCAAATGCAGAATTCATTACCATTAAAAATTGCTCATATGCATTTGCATTTGTAGAATCATTCCAAGTAATATCAGTGTTCAGTAAATTATTACCATCCGAATCAATTAATGCTTCTGTTGTTCTTATTGTTTTAATTTTTAACACACCACTTGAATTTATGCTTCTAGTAGGATTATATCCGAGGAACCTGGCTAATCTTAATATCGAATCTCTACTTTGAGCAGTTTCCATAAAATTTTCACGAGTAGCAAAATCTGTTCTAAACGCTAAATTATGGCCCATAAAGGCTATTAAATCCATCAAACTAATAAATTCAGATGATTGGATCCAATCATTATAATCTTCTGGGTAGTTTAATCTTATATAATCTACCATTGCCGCTTTTAAAGTATCAAAATCATATGCTTGAAAATTAGATTGAGCAAATGATTGGTATTTTGCTATATAATCTTCTGCGGCAAATAAAACATCTTGTCGTGTAGCCATTTGTTATATTTCCTCGTCTATTTCACGGTCGAATTGTAACGCCATAACTTCTAATTGGTCTGTGGGTTGATAAAAAAGGCTTAATTTAACACTTAAAGCATTATTATTAGAATAAGTCTCTACGCCTTCTAGCCTCCATCTTGGATCTTTTCCTACAATATCTATGCAATCTTCTTTAACTGCTTCTTCAGTTGAATCATTCCATGGTTCAAACATTAGTTGCCAAATCATAGAACCAAATGAAGGATTCATTACTCGCTCACCTCGTTTAGTATGGAAGTGATTTTTTAAATCCTGTTTTGCTAATTCTATATCGTGTAATTTTCTAGTTTTTGGTCCTTGAACTGTCGAAAATCCTTTAAATAATGTTTTTGCCATAGCATCCTTAATAGATTATATTATATTTATTGAAAAAATTATATACACATTTAATTTTTTGGTTGACATTTGATCTGTAGAGTGTATAATAGTTGTATAGGTTAAATTAGTTAAACACTTACTTAGGAGACAAACATGCCAATTGATAGAGGCTATGGAACTTGGACTAAAAGTAAGATTGTTAATCTTCTTGCTAACAATGATCGTGCCGTTGAGCGGGCGGTTGTTGTAATATTCAACAATCAAGAAGAAGATGAACAAATAATGGAATCAACACACAAAGCCAACGGTGTTGGTTTTACTGCATTTGATGCAGACATCCTTTCATCATTCGCAAAACAAATTAATAAAGGGCGTACCCTTTCTGCAAAGCAACTTGAAATTGCTCGCAAACCTGACAAGCACGGTAATATGAAAATTGCCAAATACTGGAAACAGTTACAAGCAGAAATAGTTCGCAAAGAGAGCGAAACTCAATTTACATACGACGACGATACATATTCCGACCATTTTAAAGACGCAAATGGTTTTAGACCACGTGGTATTTTGTGGGATAACTTTATGGCAAAAAGTCCTGCAGAAAAGCAAAAGGAGTGGGATCGGTTGCAAGAAAAAATTATCGAAGATATTGCTCGTGAAAAAAGGTTTAATCACTGTCTACAAAAAGAAGTAGACAATTTTGTTAACTATTCTTATAGGAAGTAATATGAAAATGGAACTCGAATGTCAAGAATGTGAAAAAGTATTTTCTAGAAGTATTAAAGTAAATTATCCAAAATGTCCAAGGTGTAAGTCAGAAGATCTTTATCCTACATCATTTTTTGGTCGAATTGTTAAAGAAGAAAGGAAGTAATATGAATGATTTTGAACGTGGTAAACGAGATGGCATGCGAGAAACACTTAATAAAGAACTAAAAAGTTCTGCAATGCGTATTGCAATCCTTGAAGAAGATCTCGAAAGAGAGCGTAATAAGAAATGGAGTATTGTTCGCAAGTTAATCCTTGTTGAAATGGAAGGGTATGAAATTGATATGATTTTAGATGATAACGAAGAATTAACCCTTCATGATAAGATAGAACGAATCAAAGAAGGATTTACTGTATAAACAGATAAATAATTTTAAACAGTTTAGGATGTTTAAATGAAAATTAATGAAGTATGCGAACGTATAAATGAAGTGGTAAACTTTAGTACAATGTCAGATGCTAAATTAAAAAGGTTTATTGCTAGTTTTGGTTCTGGCGACGAACCGATGGGGCAAGTTGCAGGAATGCAATTAAAAGCCGCTAGAAAAGAAGCCAGGAAACGAGGAATATTAAATGAAGCATGTGATGCAAATCAATGTGTAGTCCAAATGGGAACACAACGTGGTTTTAAATCAGGACAAGTAGATCCTAAACTTGTTGATGCTAGTGATGCTAGAGATGACGAGGTGTACGATTGGGAAGGAACATTATCAGACAAGGATTTTGATACATATGATCGTACAAAAATGAAAACATATAGAGATACCGGTAGTAAATGGCAAGCTCATCTAGCAGGAAAACGACAATTAAACAAACCTAAAACATTAATGCAAGCGGTCGGCGAAGCATCCCCTGATCTTCCTTCATCAAACTTTAAGCATACTGAAGAATTTAGTGTTGAGCACGGAAAAGAAATAGATTTTGCTAAATGGATTGCCCAGCAATTAGAAATAATGGGTGTTACACAAGAACAAGCAGAACGATTATATAAAGCCTCAAAAGAAGGCGATTATAGTTGGGTTCATAGATTTGGGGCAAGTCCTAAACTTAAAGCACTTGTAGGTCATAATATTGGTACTGCGATGACAAGTAATGCAGTAGCAATTCACAATGGTATGGGTCTACATGCAGGTATATTAAAAATAAGTCCAAAACAAAATAGACCTCCATCACGCATTCCCGACGATTTATTACCTGGTGGCCCTGACGACGACGAAGCAAGAGATCGTCGACGAGCTGCCGCATTTGGCCCTCCGGCCGATCCACGTGGAATTCAACCATATTAATATATGAAAAAACTTTTAGATCAACTACGAGTTGTTTTAGAAAAAAACGAAGCTCGCATCCACGAACTCGTAGGTAAATGTGACGAGCTAGAACACGAAAATGATATTCTTCGTATTAGACTAGAAAACGAAGGACTTCATGTACCCACTAACTATACTAAATCAAGAAGGTACCATGACAATAGCAGAGCCCAAAGAGAGTTCGACTGTAATTTTTGATTGGGCAAATAAATGGCATAGAGCATTTAAAAAAATAGAACATCATGGACCAGAATTTACAACTATTCGAGTTTATAAAAATGTAGTTTGTAGAGACGGTTTTACATTTTCCCTCCAAGCAGGTCCTTCACATTATTCCGAACCAAAAGCAGTAGCGAACGAATACGAAGCGTGGGAAATAGGATTTCCTTCTGACGAAGAACCGTTATGGATGGAATGGCAAGAGCCAGGTAATGAACCAACTGAAAGTGTATATGGTTGGGTACCTAATAATGTTGTTAATGCAGTAATTCAAAGACATGGTGGTATAGATGAAAGAGAGTTTATTACAGCCAAGCTCTTAAAATAAATACATTTATGACAGGACCACATATTGAAGATCATTTAACAGAAACCGCTGAAGTAGAACAAGAGCGTGATTATTATAGAGAACAATATGAGGCCGTGCAAAAAGAACTTGAGGTAGTAAAAAAAGAACTATACCAAATTAAAAAAATTTATTTTAAAGATGGTCATTTTTAATTCAGAAACTATTTATGAAACTGATTACAGGTAACGCAAATACAAAACTTGCTACTGATATTGCTAATATTGCCGGCGTTGAATTATGCGAAACTCTAGTAACTAGATTCGCCGACAATGAAATATGGGTAGAAATAAAAGACAACATTCGTGGTGAAGATGTTTTCCT